TATCGAACACTGGGAAAAATATTACGACATGAATGCTACAGAAAAAGAAGATGAGGATAAGAAAGAAATCGAGCGTCAAGAAGCTATCGACTTAAAAATGAAATGGCTTTGGGACAATGATCAGCAAGATCGTTTTTAATCCAACCGATGAGTTCCTGAGGTAGTTCCTCAGGCGAAACGCACTTCGGTGCGTCTTGGAAAACTACGACCTGAGGAGGTCTTTTATGAGTTATTTTATAGCAAGTGCAGATGATCACCCCTACCCCTTTGCCCACGCCGCGTTTCAGTGTGTGCAGAAGCTTGGAGACTTTTCTAGCATCGAACGCGATGGTGACTCCATGGTTGTATTCAAATCTTTTGAGAAGTTTGAGCGAAACCAGCCCCACGCTTTTTATGTGGTGCAAGACGGAGTTCTAAAGCGCAATAAGTACCGCACGGCGATGTATCAAATTAGGGAGATGTTTAGGTGACAGAGCCGGTAACCTGAGGAGAGTTTGAAACTGGTCACGAATGACCTCCGGCTCTGCCTCGCAAAGCATAACATAGGACATTAAATATGATTGATTTCTTTGTAGGCATGTGCCTAATCTCAGGCATGACAATTGGCCTTCACGGAGCTTGCCTGATTTTTCAAGACAGGCAACGCGAGTGGGTTGAAAAGCACAAGAAGTAAACAGCATTAAGTCACTGGTAACGGTGGCTTCTTAGTGTTAACTTTGACACTGAATGTATACTGAGGAGTATAAAAATGAATATTAAACCAATCGGACTATTTCACACCCCCGACACTGTGCAAGAACTTCAAGACTATCTCGCCCAGTTCACTGGGTCAGATGCCGCAGTCGCTCAAACATGTGCTTGGATGGCGTGGAACCTCGCGGCCAAGCTAACTGCAGTCGAGCCAGAAGGAGAATCATTATGAAAGAATGTAGAAGCGAAAAAGTTTACAGCGTAGACATATCTCAAAACCTGAAGGCTATAGAGCGTAAGGTATACAGCATATCTGGATTGATGGAAGAGTATCAGCGCGATGTGCGTTTTGAGTTAGATGTTAACGGCCTAACGGTCATCGAAAGCTTACTCAACCAAGCCTGCGAGAAGATGAGAGAAACCCTTGAGGATCTAAATAACGATGAGGGCAGAGAGGACTCGCTAGATCCCCGATACAATGGCGAACTGCCTTAGAGTAATCACCACGAAGCTACCCACGGGTAGTTTCTTAGTGTTTATTTTTGAACACTTAACCAAATCCTGAGGAGGATATTATGAAAATTAAAAGGCATACAGTAAATAAACTAGGTCTGGAGATGATTCGACAAGAGTTACTTTCTAGATGCAAGGCCAGCGTTTTTGGTGGGTGGCTTGGAGATGATTTAATCCACAGCAAAGAGTCACAAAATCTGATTGGCGCTTGGGCTACTAATCTTGAGGAAGCTCTTGACGCTGATAATGGCGATTTTGTCGAAGTGTGTTGGTCGATGACAAAATCAGGTCATGTCGAGGATTTAAGCATTAGGGATAGTGGTGTTGATGTTACTTTTGAGGAGGATACATTATGAGTGATTTAACCAGACAACCATGGCTAATGTCCGATTTTAACCCACGACTGCCGGAACATTGCAACATGGATGATCGTGTCTGCGTCAACATTCTAGTTGATGAGATCCTTTCGCGTGGCAAGGCTATCAGAGTCTTTGATGGTGAAGAGTGGGTGCTCGATCTTTGTACCGACAAAACTAAAATACTTGAAAGCCTATCTCACGCCGGTGAGGACACTATAGACACCGATGAAGGTGGATTTTATGTTATCTACAACAATGGTAGTGAAGGTGAGCCAATGATTCTGATCTCAGATTACACCGACAGTTTGTTTAATCGCGAGGTCTACGAGGCTCTTGAAAAGAAGATCGAGGGTGCGTCATGAACTACGTCAACGTCTATTCGACAGAGCGTTGCTATGGGGGCGCTGAAGAAGGTGGATGGTGGTACACCGAGGGAGAGCCAATTGAATGTAAAGGCTCCTTCTCTGACCCCTCCCAAGCACACGATCTAGCAACAACCCTCCGCAACAAAATACTCCAACCTGAAAAATATCACACTGGCATCAACGACCTTGATGGTTGCGATCCTGATGGCAATGGTGATGATAGTTATCTAACGGTTGGTGGTGCGTGGGGAACTGGTGAGATTAAAGTTTTAGTCCAACCTCATCCCCCAAAATATTACCCCGAACAGAGACCCCGTTATGAGTAGGAACAGTGAACCAAAAAACCCAGAGCTTATTGCTCTTATTGAGAAACACAACCTGACCAGTAAAAAGATATCGGAGATCCTTGAGGCTCCAGTTGCGACCGTTGACAACTGGAGGCGAGGTGAAGCGTCTAAGTACGCTCCAAAGATGTCATCAACAAACCTTAAGCTTCTAAAGTTAAGCCTAAACGTCTAGCCCCTGCGGGGGCTATTTTTTTTGGTCTAAATTATATACTGGAATGTACATTTCAATCTATATCCCAGTATGGGTTTATTAACCCGCTCTTCGATAGTTTTCGTTTTTAAAGAATCATCATCCTATCAACATCATAATGGCCGACCAATTCAACGTCGGCTTGATCCCTTCTGTTAGCCCCCGTCCTACCGCCAACCTGAAAATCATCAGGCGTCTCGGCAAAATCTATATACCTAATTTCATCATCGTACTTCACTACAAAAAAGCTAGGCACCTTGATCTGATCAGATAACTGGTTGGCCTTAGCTCGCTTATTGACTGAAAAAATAATGGTAGGATATTTACTGGCCGTAACATTCCTAACCCTAATCTCAGCTAGAGCCACCAACCTATTATGTCGTATCAAGGCAAAGTCTAGCCTGTAGCTCAGTGGTAGCTTTAAGTAGTCACATCGCCATTTTTCTGCGGCAGTGTGCATAACTTTAGCCTCTCGACTCAGATCAGCGGCTGTTTCGTAAAGTGGTCTTGCCATTAAGTTCGTCCTTTTCTTTTATCTGATTCCCAAAGACTTTTTACTGATAGCTTCACGATAGGCTTGAAGTGAGTTATGTCTAAGTCATCCGGTATTGAGTCAATCGCGGCTCGTCGCTCTTCCTTTGTGCTTAAGTCAAGGATCGCTCGCGGCAAGTAGTACATCAGCGTTGCCTTGGCTAGCTGACGGAACTGAGGCTTCATGTTCTCTTCTATGTATTTCAGGCACTGGGGGTAATATGCTTTTTCCGCCGCCATTTTTGAATGGCGAGTCATCTCGGCTGGCTTCACTTAAACACCAACATCTCACGCATCAGCGTGATCCCAGTTGCATAATCCACCGTGGCTGTACCGTCCATAAATGGCTCACCCATAATGTCTTTTAACCTGAACACAAAGCGGATCGGCTGATGGTCATACTTGTAGATCAGTAACGGAATGTGAGTCTCACCGGCAGAGACAAGAGTCTGCTCCCACCATTCGGGCTTGAACCAAGAACCCTTGGCGTAGCGCTTGGCTTCGACCATGATGTTGTTGAACTCAATGTCAGCTTTTCCAGCAGTCTGATATTGATCTAGGTTGCGTTTAAGATGATCAGCACACTCACCAAACTCATCTTGAAATTTCTTGATCAGCTCACGCTCAAAAGCATGGCCTTTTGCTCTGCCGTTAATCATCGCGAGGATCATCTCCCATAGAGAAACGTGTGTACCAGACAGACTTCATCTTGTCCTGCTCTGACGAGTTTCCTTCCTTCGACCCATTACGCCACTGGTATTTAAATGCGGTTATCTCGGCCCATTCTTCAACCCTCGGCTTACCGTACAATTGAATCATGATGTCAATGCATTCAGCCCCAGTCGCATGGGTGTAATGAGATGGCTGATACACGTTTTCTTCTCTCAAAATTGCAGGATGTTCTTTCCTAACGCGATCCCACTCCTGAGGTGTTGCTGAGTTAATCCCATCCGATTTTCTCTCGGACGTATTCTCGAAGATCATGCTCGGCTCCGTACCTTTCAACGAAGTTTGCTTTCGATGGGTGTCTTGATGTGAATCTTTCATTGTCTTCTCCTGCTCGATGGTGCAAGTAGCACAACGGGATTGAATTGAAGTGAGCTTCAGGTTTTGTCTTGCCGTCGATATGATGAATTTCTGCAGGGGAAGTCACCCCCATAGTTTTCTTACACACCACGCACCCGAAATCAGATATGGCGGACATCCACTTTTTCTCTTCGACTGTGGGTGTCCTCCCTTTCATTCAACAGCTTCATATAGCGTTTCAACCGAAACATCGAAGTGATCTGCCAACTTTTTCATAACGCTAAAGGTTGGTGATGTAGTCTTGCCGTTAATAAATCGGTTAATGGTTGGCTGTGGCACACCAG